AGAGCATCGGGTGGTACAGGGCGTTCGTGAAGGCCACTGGGGCCTCCCTTCTGTGTGGGGCCTACCGGCCGAAAGCTGTCTGAACGTTGCCGCGCCCGTCGGTGCGGACCATGCGGCGGATCATGCGCTTCATCTCTGAGTCGGCGCCGGTCACGTCGATCACCACCCGCTGCTCCTGACCCTCGACACGGGACGCCGAGGCATTCACGTTCGCGGGGATGCGCCCGGCGGCTCCCTGCATGGCGGCGACCCGGTCATCCAGCGGGGACATCAGGGCGTCGGCGGCCCGGTCGATTCGGGAGAGCTCGGACATGATCCCCTCGCCGAGCTGGTCGGCGATGCGTGCACCCGACACCTCGGGGGCGCCCGTGCCGGACATCGGCCCGACCTCAGCCGGGGAGAAGGGCAAGTAGCTGCGGATCGTGCTCGCGACGTTCGACATGGCCGAGCCGACCCGGCCGATCATGCCGCGGATGCCGTTGATCAGGCCCTGAATGACGTTGCGTCCGGCGTTGACCAGGAGCGAGCCGAGGTTGCCGACGGCGCCCATGATGCGACCCGGGATCTGGGCGGCCTGCGAGATCAGGTTCGAGATCTGACTCGCCGCGGTCGAGACCATGCCCGCGAAGTAGGAGCCCACCATCCCCGGCAGGGCAGCGAGTCCGGCAATGAATCCGAGCACCCCGGACACCAGACTGCTCGCGAATCCCAACGCGGAGGCCACAGCCGAGGCGAAGAGGCCGGTTACGGTCGACCAGGCGCCCGAGACCAGCGACGCCAGGGACGCCGCCCAACCTGTGACCGTCGAAATGATCGATTCCATCGCGCCGGAGATCAGCTCACCAAGCCATGTCGCCGCGGCCGAAGTCTTCTCGACGATCCAGTCCCAAGCGCTGGACGCAGCTGCAGCGATCTGGTCCCAATAGACGACGCACAGGGCGATCACGGCAATCAGCGCGATGATGCCCATGATGATCCAGGTGATCGGCGAGGCCCACAGAGCAGCGGAGAACAAAGCCTTCGCCCCGGCCGCAACGCGGAGCGCTCCCGCCACCGTCTTCAGCACACCGCCGATCTGGCCGAGCGCGGTGATCGTCATCCCGACCACGATCAACAGCGGCCCCAGGGCAGCGAGGACGGCGGCCACGACTACGGCGATCTGCAACAGGCGCGGGCTGGTGTCGTTGATCTTCTGTGTCCACTCGGTGAACCGCTGCACGACACTGGTCACGATGTTCAACAGGCCCGTGTCCCCGAGCTCCAGCATCAGCCCCTCGGCCGCGGACTGGAGCTCTTTGAGCTGACCGGACAGACCTTCCATGCGGATGTCGGCCATCTCTTGAGCGGCGCCCTCGGAACCTTCCAACTGTGCGGTGAACTCCGCCACATCGTCCGCGCCGCGCTCCACCAGCGCGAGCATCGCCGGGCCGGCCTCCTGGCCGAAGATCTGCATCATCTCCGACGTGTCCGCACCGGCGTTCTCTAGGTCCCGCATGATGTCCGGGAAGGGGCGCATCGCCCCGTCCGCGTCCTGGATGGACACACCGAGGTCGTCCATGACGTCCTGCACCTGAGCGGTCGGATTCAGAAGCTGGGACAGGGCACCGCGCAGCGCGGTACCGCCTTGCTCGCCCTGGATGCCCGCATCAGCGAGTACGCCGAGAGTTGCGGCGGTCTCCTCCAGACTCATCCCAGCCGAGGACGCGACCGGGCCCACGTAGGTGAACCCGCCGCCGAGCTGCTCGACGGAGGTGTTCGCGGACGCCGAGGCGTCGGCGAGTACGTCGGAGACCCGTGCCGCTTCGGACGCCTCGATCCCGAACCCGGACATGATGTTCGATGCGATGTCGGCCGCGGCGGCCAACTCCATTCCGCCGGCGGCGGCGAGGTTGAGCACGTCGGGTAGACCGGACATGATCTCGGTGGTGTCCCACCCGGCCATGCCGAGGAACTCCATGCCGGCGGCGGCCTCAGACGCGCTGAACTGGGTGGTTGATCCCATTTCGCGGGCGAGGCCCGTGAGGTCGTCGAGGTCCTGCCCCGTCGCGCCGGTCACTGCGCGCACACCGTTCATGCTGGACTCGAAGCTTGCGGCGGTGGTCACCACAGCGGTGCCGAGCCCCACGATGGGTGTGGTGACACCGGCTGTCAGGCCTTTGCCGACATCGGTGAGACGCCGCCCGGAATCCTGGACCTTGTCGAACCCGGATGTGGCTTTCTCGGCGGCCTGGTCGATTTCGTCGAGCCCGCCGGTATCCGCCCCGATCACGACGGTGAGTTCCTGGAGGGTGGCCACGGCTCACCCCCTCAGGCGTGCGTCATCTTCTTCTTGGCGGTGGTGTTGAGCCCGGCGGCGACTTCGCGGGCCTGGTCTGAGTCCAGACCGGTCCACTCGGTGCGGCCCGTCTCGGTGTCGACCACACTCGGTAGGGCCTGGTCGTCGCGTACCTGGTAGCGAGGCTGTCCCCGACGGGCGGGTGTGCGCCCGTTCTCGGCCCCGCCGAACGCGGCGTTCAAGGCCTTCGCGATGCTCTTGTGTTGCTGCCACGACTGCGGGGTACCGCGGCCGTGGTCCCACTGGGGCAGGAAGTCCTTCGGCTTGGCTTTCTTCTGCTTCTTATCCCTCTGGGCGTTGGCCACGACCGCGCACAACTGGGCGAACAGCACGTCCATTCTTTGCCCGCCGAGCGGACCGTTGAGCTGTTCGTATGCGGCCCACTCGGTCAGCTCCGCCGAGGAGGTCCGGCGGAGCATCTCCTCGACGGGTATGCCGAGGTGAGCGGCTACTCGGAGGTAGAGCTGTCGCTCGGGGCGGTCTCGGAGTCGTCTTTTCCCTCCTCTACCGCCCCCTGGCCGATGCCGGACAGGAGCCGCGCCACGTCGAACAGGCGATCTACGACTGCACCGTTCTTCTCACCGAGGGTCTTGGCCTTGTCGTCGGTGAACAGGCGATTGAATTCGCCATCCACGAGACACTTCACGAGGAGCTTGGCGCGCACGTTGCGCAGCCTCTGGGACGCAGGCTTGCCCTTGGCGTCCACGAACGCCGCCTCGTAGGAATCACGGTCAGAACCGGACAGACCGACGACTCGGACAGTCCCGCCCCACTCGTGAACCTCGACGTCCTCGTACTTGCGATCGTCAACCTGCTCGATCTGAGCAGCGGTCAGAAAAGCCATCAGGAAGTCTCCTCATCCATGAAGCTCGGCGGGCCACTGAGCTTGAACGTCATCGACGCCTCCATCGGACCGTCATGAGGGAAGTCGAATTCGCACCCCGTCAGCCCGGCGCTGAATTCCCACGACCCGCCGTCGGGGAAGCTCATGCGGTAGTCGTTCGGCTCGGACCCGGCGAAGTCCTCGCGGATCACATGGAGGTGCTGTTCGGAATCGAAATAGACCTCGCACTCGACCTCGCCGGTGCGCTTGATTCCGAAAATGATCTCTTCCCACTGCCCCGGGGAGCTGTGGGTGGTGACGTCGTACTCCTCGCGCTCCAGGCCGGGGCCGGAGACGTTGTGCACGTTCGCGATGGTCTCCCACTCACCCTCGGAGCCCCTTCGCTCCAGAAGAGTGGACCAGGCATCATGACCCGCCATCGGGTCCTCCTCACATACGAAGAGCCCCGCGCCGGTTGGCGTGGGGCTCGTTGTGGTCTTGGTCTGTCAGGTCTGTGCTGTGCGGATCCGGAACCGGATCACGGCGTGGCGTACCTCGGGGTTCTCGTCGCGGAGCGTCTGCCCGAACTCGAACCGCAGGCTGGTGGTGTACTGGCCGGGGCCGATGTCGAGGTCGGCGGGCCGGTGGTCGAGGAGCGCGGTCACACGGTTGGCGACGGCGTTCGCCTCGGCGAATCCGCGGTATTTGGACCACACGTGCAGGGTCACCGTGGTGTCCCGCCCGATGAAGTCGTGCGCGTTGGCCGGGGTCTCGATCGCCTCACCGATGGTCACGTAGGGCCAGGCTGCGGCCTCGGGCTCGGGCACGTAGTCGTAGACCGCCGCGCCGAGGTCGGCGTCCTCGGCGGTGAGGCGCTGGTACAGGGCGCTCTGAATGTCCGCCATCGGCCGGCGTGCGGGAACGGTGGCGCTCATGAGGGCGGCAGTTCTGTGTTCAGGAACTTCGCCATCCGGTCCGGGTAGCGCTGTTCGGCCTCGCGTGCGGACGGCTCGGCGAACGGGGTAGCGGGGCGTGTGCTGGTGCCGAACTCGACGAGCGCGCTCCACCAGGCGCGGCGCGCGCCGAACACGCCCACCTCCATCGTGAGCGGTCCCGTCTGGCGGCGTCCGATCGCACCACGCAGCGTGCCCGACGCGACCGGGACACGGTCCCGCATTGCCTCGTACACCTCCTCGGCCTCATCTCGAGTGGCGACCTCCGCCTCGGACTCCAGGCTTCGCGGCAGGTGCCGGAGCTTGCGTTCCAGTTCCTCCAAGCCCTCGACCTTGATGCGGCGCTTGCTCATA